CTAAAGGACTGGGAACTTTGCGATACATTCCATTAACATTTTCTTTTACAATCTCATCAATTGCTTCTTCAATAGCTAAACTTTGATCAGCTTCCGATAAACCATCAGAAGTTCTAACAATTCTTGCAAGGAAGGAAAGTGTATGATAACCTGCTGTCTCATCAAAAGAACGCTACTCTTGAAAGTCAGTGAAGGGATTGAAAGGATTGTCAATTGTAGTTAACATATGGTCTCTCAAGATCCCTCCTAACTAGTTAGACTTGTCTTGAGTGTGGTCAACGAAACACCTAAAGCTTCAGCAACCTCTGCTTGAGTATAGCCAGAAGCAAGCATTGCTGTGGCTCTTCTTTGTTTAGTAGCAGTCATCAATACTTTTGCTCTTGGTGTAGCAAGTTCTTTAATTTGATCCAGATTAGCGTTGTTTAGAATCTGGGAGAGCTTATTGTTAAAGATAGCTCCTGCTTGGATAGCTTCCCATTCACGGTCAGTTAATTCGATACGCTGTTTCTTAGCGCCAGTTCTATTACGGGCTTCAGTTAAAGCCTGAGATTTAATCTTCTTTATCTCAGTCTCTTCCATATTAGGATTAGTTCGCATCTTCTGGGCAACTATAGCGTTTGCTAGAACCTGGGCGTTTCGTTCAAGAGGGGCGTTTCTAAGGGCGAGGTTAAGTTTTGCATTCAATGATTCTACTTCGTTTCGATAAGTTGCTTTGGCTGCGGTTGAATACGTAATTCCTTTCGTATTAACAACTTCTCGTCTAGCTTGATTAGCCAAAGCCTTCAATCTATTAGAATGATCCGAATAGATTTTCTCAATAAGGGTACCAGAAGACAAGGTCGAGGCGTCGTCAGTTTCAGCTAGCTTCTTAGATTTAGTAGTTCTAATGTGAACTTTACCTTTGTCATCTACAAATGTAGCACCAGTAGGCGTATGAATTTTCTTTCCAGTATCAGGATCAATACGAAAACCTTGTTTTCTTTCTGGAACCCTTATGGGTGAGGTAGCACGAGATACTAATGTCGATGCACCAGCTCTAGAACTACCTTGGTACTTAGCTTTTAGCTGAGCAATACCATTCACACGAGCTGATTCTTTCCAATTAAGTTCATGTTTCTCAGCATCAATAACAACCATTGAATGACGAACAGCACGAGCAATTTCAGACATGTTTGCGCCTCTAATTGTCATGTCTGTAATAAGATTAGAAACGTCGCCCATTTCAAAAGCTTTTTGTTTTGGGGTCATTCTTGGCATGCCATCATACCCAGGAAAAGATGCTTTAGGATCAAAGCCTTTCAAACTATCAAGTGCTGGCGCGGATTTAATCTTACCTGAATTATTCGGTATAACCAATACCGTATCGCCATCAAAGTCTGCGCCTGATAGTCTTTGAGCCACACGACTATTGATACCAATCGCATCTTTAGTATCGGTACCCAAAACTTTTCTAGCTTCAGGATGACGATTATTAACTCTCAATTGTGGAATTTCGAATATGCCACCATGAGGATGACGAATTAGAACTACTGTTTCGCCATTCTTAAAGTTAGGAGCATAAACTTCATTATCTTTCATTGAATTGAATGGTATGATTACATGATTAGAAGTTCTTGGTAATCCAGCTGCTTTAAGATGAACTGCTGCTGAATCAGCATCTTCCGAGAAACTACTCAACAATCTTTGCCGAACAGTCGGGTTGGTCAATGCCATTATCTCGTCGAACTCTTTCTTTTTTCTTTCAAACATTACATCTAATTGAGCCTTTGCCAAGCTTGGACTTTGTTTAGAAAGCATTTGTGACGAGAGAGTGCTAGACCATTTTTCCCAATCCCCTTGTTCGTTAACCATATTCATTGCCGAACGAACTGTATTCGGAATAGGATTTCCTTTTCTATCCAACTTTGGAAGCTGACTTACAATAGCACCAAACGGATTATCAGGATCATCCTTTAATTCTTTAAACGCATCTTTTTTGTTACCAGTATTGGTCTTATTTACATTTACAATTAAATCCACACCATCAGGAAGATCGTCTTTGTAAACAGCCATTCCTTTAAGATAGTGTGTTCCATCAACAGCAACACGAACCTGAGCATATCGAGATCCGCCTAGAGAAAGATCCTTAACCCCAGGCCTAACATAAATTACACCATCCGCATCAGCGCCTCCTTCATTAGCATAACGAACCTGAATTCTCTTAGAATTTACAGAGATGGGGGGTTGAATTCCAAAATATGTTCTGCCACCATCATCAGAACGTTCGGTAATGGTTTTGATATCACCACGATTTCTATATACTTCCCCATAAGTGGTTCCTGGTGCAGCTAACACTTTAATGGTTGTTTGTTGGCCTGTACCCAATTGTTGAACCTTTACATAATGAACCGTATAACCTTCTTCTTGAAGTCTTGCCACAGCAGTGGCCAATTTAGTTTGACTAACATTCATGTGTCGTTCTGTACCAATACCAACATCAAGGTATTTCTTTTCTGCAATCTGATCTTTCAAAACATTAGACGTATTAATAAGAACATCAGCTCTATCTTTTTGACCCGGAGCCAGAAGAGCTCTGACAGAAGATTCAGGAATCCCCATACGTGCCCCAATGGCAACGTTAGAATATCCTTTATCTTTCAATCTCTGAGCTTGACCGATTCGAGATTGTTTCTCTTCATTATTAGCTATAGATTTTGCAGCACGAAGTTGCGTTGTAGTTATCTTGAAACCTTTAGCTATATCAACTTCACTCATACCTTGTCTGCGAAGACTCTCCACAGTATCTAAAAAAGTTTGATTTCTTTCACTTTGAGTTCCACCAGAACCCCATGGGTATCGACCCGATTTACGGAGGATGCCATAATGTGCAAGATAATCATCCTCGTCTATAATCATGACATCGCCTCCATTCTGATGGCCTTGATTCTCTTGTCGAAGGTAGTAATTCTATCCATAATATGAAGAATAATATCTGGATCTGGATTATAAATTCGAATTTCATCCGCTTGATAGATACGAAGTTCAATTCCTATATCAAACGGACTTATCTTGTATTCCAAACAGAATATGGCAGCATAGACCTCCAACTGATGTTCGGAAGCCTGAACAATTCCAGTTTTAAGATCATGAATGCGAAGCATACTTCTACGAAAAGCTATCGTATCTGGTGAACCGTAACAGTTATCGGAATAATAAAGAATTTGTTCGGGAACCATTCGATAACCGATGCCGTCATTAACATACATATTCAATGTTGTTTTTCTTGTAGGAAGCCGAACACCGAGACGAATCGCCTCATGCGCAAAAGCATGTAGTTCAGTTCCACGACGGGCGGCCATTGAAGCAGTATACGTTCTATCAAGTTTATCTTCATCGTAATTTATCCAATGATAATTACTCGGACTAAGAAAAGCATGAGTCCCCTTGAGATTCGAATGCGAATTGAAGTGCACCAAGGACCTCCGCTTCATTATCAGGGTGGATAAATGCTGCGAACGACATCTTATTCATAAGATCGATATAGTGTTGTTGGTTCGGTTGTTCATGAGAATTCTCAGACAGTTTCACTTCGAGAGATGCCCATCTAGGTCCCCAAAGAATCAACAGATCTGGAACTCCCTGAAGATAATTACCGTCGTTCTTTAAGATGATACAACCAGGAAACATGCGACGGAGTTTAATTATAAGCCGTGCTTGGTATCTACTCTCTAACACGACACTCTCCAATCGCATAAATGAAAAAGCTTGATTCCACCCCTTCTATTATAATCCACGATTTTCGTGCGATGGTATTTATCCCTTTTGTTCTCTGACTGCCAAAAACCAAAAATTTTCCAAGAAAAACTTTTTATAAACACTTGTATGTAGATTATTTTTAAAATAACTATCCTGGGAAAGTGTTTGGCGAAATTTTTGGCAAAATGGCAACGGATTTCTACCATTCTAACCCCTTTCGTCACTCCTTTGTACCGATTTGTTCCGTGTCCTAGTTTGATATGTTTGGTCACAGGTTTGTCCTGATTGGTCACTCCTATCTCCAGGTTTGTCCTGATTGGTCACTCCTATCTCCAGGTTTGTCCTTATTCTTCTTAAAATAATCCGATTCATTAAAGTTTTTCTTAGCCTTCAAAGTCTTTCTAATCACCCTATCGATCAACGAATCGCTGGCCAAAACATAGTAGAATAGGTCTATGAAAGGAGTATCCAGACGATCTATTCTACCATGAGCCTGTTGCCACATCTTGTACGAGTACGGTAGTGAATAGAAAACCATGACGTTGGTTTCTGTGCAATTCCAGCTTTCTGAACCGGCAGCATACTGAACAAGATAGACCCATCGATCAGTCTTCGGTATCGGGTCGTGTCGGTGTCCGTTGTATTCTGCTATTTGGAACGTAGACCCAGACGTTGTTATCGATGTCGTATTCGTAGAGTCGTCCTCTAAGCAGATTAGATCGGGTGAGATCTGTGTCACAACTGACACAGAAGATGAAGCTTTCTCTTTCGTCTTTATTTCCCCAGCCGATGATTCGATGAAAGCAAGTGATTGGGTTGGCCATGGTTTCTCCTCGTTCACGATAGCAATAGTTGCAGGAAGTTCCATAGGCGGGTAGATTTTGCCTAATGTCTTGATCTGTCCAAGGTCTCCCACAGGCAGGACATCCTTGTTCAATTCTTTTGGCAACAATCTCAGCAAGTCTAGCTCGTAGTCGAAGTTGTAGAATACAATTAGTTTCGGATGGTGTTGCAGCAACCCAAAAATTGCCTCCAATCGCCGCCAGTCTGAGTTTACAACCCTCCTCATCACACGAAACAAATCCGTCACGTTCCTCAAGGGCGCGTTGTCGTAAACATGCCATCTTTGTTCAACTACCTTCTTGAATAGTTCCTTATCATAACCCACAACAATATCTTTGATATGTCTGACCGTATGTTTCTGATAAGGCATCTCTACCAGAATCTGTTTTCGCAGTCGTACAAGTCTACCCACATTGACATATCTGTCAATCTTAGGGAATCTGGTAAATGTATTATAGACCACATGTTCTCTTTTGAACTCAGTCCTATTCCTGTAAAAACCATTAGCTATGAATACTGGAATATAATCTAACCAGGTATCGCCGGGAGTGGCACTAAGTAGAATCCATCTGTTTCTTCGCACAATTCGAAGAAAAGT